ACCGCAATATTTGCGAAAGCATCAACAACAAGGTCCCAAGTCTGAATGTCAAGAAGGACAGTGTTATAGGGAGCGGGCATTAGGTGGCCTTTACCTTCGTAGCATTGGAGCCATCGGACAACTTGACTGCAAGCGATCCGCCACCAAGGCTGGTTGTGTCGGTTGTCGTCAACTGCTTGATGCCAGTCACATTCTGGTTGCGATCAAACTTCACCCCATTGATGGTGATGCCGTTTGTGTCCATAACCAAAGTGTTGCTGTTCTTATCTGTGATGCTTATTCCGGTGTTGCTCGTCACGATTGTGTTGTTATTCACATCCTTGACGGTGATGCCGGTGACTGTTCCGTTTCCATCCTGAGTGAATTGAATGTACTGAGTTGGGAGAACATTCAAAAAACCACCGATGTAAACCCCGTCCGACAAATTGAAACGTCGTGGAGTGTCCGGATTTGCCGCAGCCTTCGTATTCTTGACTGTGGTGATGTCACGATCAGAAGCAATCAACCATCCGATATCATCAGGCATCGGGTCATTGATGATCGCATTAGGACCACCTTGGAGCCGAAAATACGGAATGTTGTAAAACGTCGCATGAGGGCTTCCATTGTTCTGCCCATCCATCAAATTCACAAGCGGAAGAACATCAACAGTGCCGACAGCAGTCACAGTATCGAGATTGGTGCAAGCGATTACTTTGACCGGAATGGCTGTGCGCACATTGTTCATGAAAGCACGCATCATGAAATTCAGATGATTGAGTTCTGAATAACTCGAATTTGCGCCAGCTGCTCCAACAAACCCTGCGCTGCTCATAGCGGAGAAGTCCCGACAAATCCCGGTGGAACCAAATTCATCGTCATGAACCAATTTCCATGAGGCACAAGCGAGTCAAGTTCATAGCTGAGACCCAACACCTGCCACTGTCCATTGGGAGTGAGCGGAAGTTTGAGGGTGCTTTCAATCTTGACCAACCCACCAAAGATGACTTCCTGAGTGAAGATTGACTTCACAATCATTCCGTTTTGAGTGTAGGTGGGATACTGCACCATTCCGGTCTTGGCAGAAATTGTCGGGACACCTTGTCCCTGACGCACTCCATTTACCGGCCAAACTGCAAACTCATTTCCTTGTCCGCCGTTCCACCAAGCCCTTGCTTGTTGAAGGACAGAGAAGATTTGATTTTTCAAAGACCCATAAAGATGAGGGTCTGTCAAGATCGTTGTGACGCCATAGTTCACAAATGGAATGCCTTTTCCGCCATTCCAATCGGCTGCGAATTTCGCAAGAAGGTCCGCAGCTGCCACAGCACCCTTCGGATTGGTGCTGCTATAAGGAGCCACTGACTCAATCAATCCCGCTTGGGCTTCAACCATGAACGGGACATCAGGAGCGGAATTGAAATCACCCCAAGCAGCAAAAATCGTTCCAGAGAAGATCACACCAGGCTCTTGGTCACTGTTGCCTGCATAGACTGTGATCAAATTCTTTTTGATGTTGGTGACCACCTGCCCCAATGTGCTGAGTTGATTCATCTGACTCAGCGTCATTCCATAAATGCGTATCGAGCAGTGAGCCATCTCCGGAATGCCGGGCTGAGTGATGTTCGTAGACATCCGAAGCCCTGTGAGATTCAACGAAGATGATCCAGTGTCAGTGAATGTCCCTTCTCCAAGATCAAACTTGACTGAGATGATCCTTTGGACGAAGGCCATCAGCCAACACCCGGAGGAAGCTCATCAGCCTCGATGTAGATGAAAAGATATTGGCCACCAAGACCGCTGAAATAAGGATCAGAATTTCCTTGTGAGTCCCAGAACACCAGATCACCAGCAAACCCGAAATAGAGAGAGCGGACGATGCGGTTCAAATTCTGACAGATAACTCCAACAACCACCGCGTTGTTGTTCATATAAAGGTCACAATACAATCCGCTGTCCAGCTGATACAAATTGATTTGGCATGCCTGACTGTTCAGGTTAACGGCCAATGTCTGATTTGGAACAGCATTCAACGGAATGATCTGCATCAGCTACCTTGATTTGCTCCAGAAAGGATCGTTTGAACGGTCAGCGGGTCTGTGACTGTGGTTGTCTGGGCCACACCATCATTGACGCGAGCATTCGACCCAACATTTTGAACGTTGTTGAAAGGCGAAGTGGTTGTGATGCGAATTTGCTGGACATAGATATTGACGACAATCAATCCCATTCCATTTGTCGCAGTGCGCTTGTAGTCATAATGGGAGATGTTCACATTGAGATAATTAACCTCAGGTGTGTAAACATCATAGAGGTTCAGGTCACCAGCAATGTTCGCAATCGAGTCAAGAAAGGCTTGACGCTGGTCAATTGATCCACCACAGGAGAAGGCCAATGCGATCTCAAACGGATTTGAGACCTTGTCATAGGACTCAAATGCCCCTTCCTCCATCTGGTAATCAGCAATTGCCCAATTCTGTTTGTACTCAATCTCTGCAACATTGTCTGCCAAAATGACCGGCTGGCCTTGAGAGTAAAGACCCCATTTTTGAGCCGGCACCGATTGAGGTGTTGAGACCGCATCTTGCGAAAGCAAGATTGGCGGCGGTGTTGGAGGAAACAGCGGATTGCGAGGCAGTGCCGGAACCCCTGGCACATTCGGAACGTCCGGATAGACAATCACGAGGCACCCGATTGAGATTGAGCAACCATGGCCGCAGAGCGAAGTTGGGGCTTAATCGAATTGGCGATGCCGTTTGCGTCTGTTGCCTTGGTATAGATGTTCACATTTCCGATGTGGACTTCAGAATTTGAATGGGTGGTTGAACTCGAATTGGTGGCGGAGTTTGAAGCCAACACTGATGTTCCTGCACCAGAAGCCGGGGCTGAGGCACCAGGGATGCCGGCACTGGCCGAAGCCACCGCAGTTTGAGTTGCGGACGGCAGACGGCTCTCCCAGCCCTTCAGATATTTTCCGTACTTGCCCGGATTGGCAGCAGCCAACCGCTCATATTGACCACGACGCAGAGCAACAAATTTGTTGACATCTCCACCGCTTTCCTTGATCCACTTTTTCGCATTACCAACTCCTTGGTTTATGGCAGCATCCAAGGCTTGGACCTGAAGATTGGCCGGAAGCGAATCACCACCGATGGCATCCCAGTACTCTTTTTTGTAGATGGCTTTCGCGTCTGCTTCAGAGAGATTGGCAACATCAACTCCGGGGTGGGACTTGGAAGCGATCCCGAATTTGGTAACCCCTCCGGTGTCGCTTGTCACCTTCCCGGTTAGCCCCCGGTCCTCATTCTGCATCACAGCCGAAATGGCCGCATCCGCCCCTCCCGCAGCCTTCGTCCCAGCCGCAGAAGGCTTTTGGCCTCCCTGTGTGGCGGAGCGTGCTGATGGGGTGGATTTTGGGGCGGTTTCTCCCCCTGCAAGGCCCAGTTTCTTCATCGCCCATTTGACAGCCGGGATGCTCTCGATTTTCTGGACCCCTCGCGCGAAGTAGCCCGCGATGTCATCCCACAGACCTTTGAAGAAGGCAGAAACTTGAGACCAGTGCTTGATCAATTCATAGGCACCAAAACCGAGAGCCGCAATCACCGTTGCCAAAAAGACAAGCGGATTGGCCTCAATGATGGCACCCAACAGAACGAAGGCATCACCAACAGACGGGAGAATGGTTGCGACCAGCAAACCAAGATTTGTCAAAAGCTCAGCAATGGAGACTGAGATCAGTTTTGCGAACGCAACAATCATGCTGCGAACGCCAACACCAGCAACCAACTCGAAACCAACACCCAAGAGACGCAAGGCTGTTCCCAGCCGGGTCAGAAGCGGGAGCAGGGTTGTGAAGGCTCCTGCCAGATAAGAGGCTCCAAGCTGGATCGTCAAAGCTGCGACAGCCGCAGTCAGCAATCCAACAGCAACCGTAACCGCAGCCATCAAGGCCGGACTTTTGGAGACAATCTCAGCAAGACCCGTCAGAGCATTGAGCAATCCATTAATTGCCGGAGTCAGGAAGGTGAGAATGTTTCGACCAACAGTGGTGATGGCCGCATCGAATGTCCGCCAAGCAGTCAGACGGGCGGATGCTGCATCAGTGTCCTGCTTAGAGGCATGACCAGCAGCCTCGATGGCCGCACGATATTTCTTGAGAGCCTCACCACCTTGGAGCAGAAGATTGATGGTGCCTTCGTCACTGACACCTGCTCCACGCAGAAACTCTGCAGCGCGTGCTCCGCCACCGAGACGCTTCGCACCAGCCGCCAATTGCTCCAGTTCATCTCCAACATCAACAGCCCCGTCTTTGTTGAACTTGAGTTGGATGTGGAGTGCACGCAAATATGGGAGCGTTGCGGATTGACCCGTAATCGCTAACTGCTGTGCTGCTGATTGGAGGTTCTGCAGAGTGGTCGCCATCCCTTGGGCGGTGCCACCGCTGATGGATGCGATACCTTCAAATTCAGTGATCTGACCCGCTGCCATTTCAGTGGAGCGAGAGAGCCGCGTGACAGCAGCATCTGCTTCAGTCAAATCCTGAACGAATGCCTTTATCTCTTTTCCGCCAGTGAACACCACCAGCAGGTCCAGAAGGCTATTGCGCATTTTCCGGACTGCTTCGTCAATCTTCTTTGACGTGTCCTCAATGCGCTTGCCAGTCCCCTCAGCATCTTCACGAAGGCTCTTGAATATGTCTTGAATCTGTTTGCGGCCTTTGGAGACCCCATCAGTATCAAAACCTAATTCAACAACAAGTGAGTCGATAACCCCGGACAATCTACTGTGCCTTTATTTTCTGCAACACGCGAGTGTTGTGGGCATCGATCAGCACAATCTCCAACATGTCATAAACATCCTTTGCGCTATAGACTGTTTGGCATTCATGGAGTGTTGCCTTACCGCTTGAAATCACCGCACCGATTGGCGGGGGGACATTCTGGTACGAGATGAGGGTGCCGGTTGTCCCTCCGATGTCGATGTCGATTTGTTTCCGGCCATGGAAAAACCCGTGTGGAGGGTAAACAACTCTGCCCGCAACCGGAGCCGTGTTGCAATTTCCTCGATATCGGTTTCAACCAAGGGGCGTGTCAACAGAACATTTTTCGGATCAGGTTGAAATCTGACGCAAGTCATCATTTCTTCCATCAACGGTTTCAAATCTTCAAACTTCATCTTGGCGAGAGCCTTCAAACCAAGACGCGCGATGCCGGCAAGACCTTCGGTATTATCTCCAATGTCCACATCTGAGTGAGCAAGAGCCAAGAGAGCCTTTGCTGCCCATTCTTCCGCTTGAGAAGCGGGCATCTCAGTCAACACGAAGATTTTGTCTTTGTCACGTCCATCGTCAGTTATGATGATTGTTTCTGTTTTGCGTGCCATTTTCCCTCACTTTATATTTTTATACTGCTGCAGGAGACATGCTGTTCCAGGTGATCTCAAACTTGCGAGGCTGGATCAGCTTCTTGACATCAGGGATCGGCATATAGCCAGTCAATACCCCGCGTGTCATCGTCCACTTTTTGCCAAGCGCAGTCAGCAGCACCACAGCGTTCGCAAAGAACACATCTTGGTTCTGCTGACCGGCCTCCCACCATTGATCGAAAATGTCATTGGACGCGGAGTCAGCCTGGATAGAAATGGTCTGCTTGATCGGAACAAACTGGAAGCCAGCAGACATAAATCCGTCCACACCCATCAGAATGTCAGCAGACTGAATGGACGGAGTGTCGAACACATCATCTGCCGCAAAGCCCTGCAGCTGCTGCGGAGCCGGGAACAGACCCGTAATCGCAAGCTGGTAAACAGCGGTTGCGCCTGTGATTGAAGCCATGTTGTTTTATCCTCTTGGCAGAATTGAGATTACTGAACGTCAATCGAGTTGAGATTGATCTGCTGGACCGCACCACCATCGGTGTACCAGAGAGTGCACGGAGGCGATTGACGAGCAGCACGGACCTGAGCAGTGGCCGGCAGAACCTGCAGATACCAACCACGGTTCTGGATCGTACCAGCGATGTTGGCACCAGCCTGATTGTTGATCTCAGCAATCTGAGCCTGAGAGAGAGGAACACCAGCAACGATGGCGCCAAAATTGATGGCATTGTTGATGGGGTCAGCACACAAGGCTTCGATCAATGCATTACCAGCAGCGTTGTACGGGATCGCATTGATGTTGGTCAGACCAGACACAATGGCTTCCTGCAGCGCATTGTTGAGCCAGATTTGATCAACATAGGCATCCAGCCACAGGAACGGACCTGACACAACACCGTTCGCAAAGAACTGGAAATTCTGCGAGCGAGTTGCATAGGCACCATAGAAGTTGTAGCCATTGGAAGCGAGATTAGCAGCAACCGTCTCGTTGGTGACGCCAGGTGTCAGACCAGTCTGAGACTTGAACTTGAAGGTGATGCGACCATTGGTTTCAGAGAAGTCAATGGAAGCGATCATGCCAGCAACAGCCGCGCTGATGTAGTAGGTCGCAGGTTCATAGCACAAGCAAGTTCCAGAATAGTTGGCCTGACTGATCGCATAACCAAGCGAGGCTGTCGCAGGAACAGTGGTTGTGGGTGTCACATCGCTGTCGGAAACGATGTACACATACTGATCATCTTGCGAGTTATTCCATGCAGCCATCGCCAGACGATTTGCGAAACCGCTATTGTCAAGAGCAAACGCAGCGAAAAATGAAACGAAGTTCTGGGTGTATGCGGTGATGCCGTTCATGAAGGCAGCAGGAGACGCAGCCGCAGCACCTTGGCTGTTGACTGCTCCAAGAGCCTGTGTCAGCAGCAAACCGTTCGCTACCGTACCAGCTGTCGCAAAACCTGCGAGAGATGCAACACCAGTGACACCGGACGTGATCACAATTGCGCCGGACTGAGAGTCATAAGTCACCACCAGCGGTGTGCCGGTTGTGGTCATGCTTTCGCTAACAATCTTGACGGAAGCGATGTTGGTCAGGTAGGTGCCAGTTGTTCCAGTGCCTGTTCCCAGAGACTGAATGATGGTACCAGCAGCAACACCAGCACCAGTGACAGTCTGACCAACCGCCAGCGTTCCGGATGCAACCGCAGTCACACTCAAATATTGACTGGAAGTGGTGCAAGCTGCAGCAGACGCTGTTCCAGAAGCAGACATTGTGTAGGTGCCTGCGCCTCCGGGTGTTCCGGAAACCTGCGCAACGACAGTTGTTCCAACAGTCAATCCTGTTCCGGTCACAACTGTGTCACCAATCGAGAGATAGCCTGTGACCGCAGTAACTGCCAAGCTTGTGCCAGTTGATGTGGCTGTGAAGGACGCACCAAAGGACGCAGTGATGCTGGATGCAGCCGGGAGCGAAGTGTTCAACGCTGTCTGGATCAATGTCGCAGCAGCAGAGAAGCTGGATGCACCAGAGAGGTTGACAGCACCGCTATAGTTGTAGCCATCCATCGAAACAGTCAGTGTTCCAGAGAGAGCCTGAATGGCAGACAGAGCCGTCGCAGAAATGTTGCCACCACGCAAATAAGCAGACACAGCGGTCTGGTTGTACTGCGCAATCAGCAAGGCTTCCGGCTTGAGAGCCGAATTGTCGAAGCCAAGAAAGTATACCCCAGCGCGAATGGCTTCAGCAGAGTTTGCCCCGAAATAGGAAGCCACAGCCGCCTGAGACGGGAAAGAAGCCACTGTGCCAATCGGAACGCGAGTGCTGTTGGAGAGCATCAGCGCAACTGTGTCAAGAGCCGCACCACCCGCAGAGAGGACATTGGGTGTGACATTGACGATTGTGCTGGCGGGAATGGATTGAGTCATGAAGAATTACTCCTAAATCAGGGTGGATATCTTTCATCAACATCGATCAATCCAATGATGACCGAGTCAGCGTATTGCTGTCCAGCAACAACCACTATGTTGGCTTGAAGAACAGCTTCAACAATCCAACGATTTTCATATTGGGCTTCGCCATTGATGAACGGAATTTGCTTTGGATCATCAGCATAGCAAGGCACAACGTCGTAGCCAGTTGCGGCGAAGAATTCAACCGCATAATCATCACGCATCATTGTCGAGATGATCTGCGCATTCTCGGCACTGTTTGGTCCGTGAACATCCAATTGCATCGTCAGCAAAGTCGGTTGAAGATATTGCTGCGTTCCGGCTGAGATCACTTGACTAGAAATGTTCTGAGACGGAGTAATCAGATATGTTCCAAGCCCACCAGTGCCACCAATGAACTTGAGTACTTGGCTCCCTGCGGCGATCCCGACACCATAGAGCGGGCTTCCAACTTTGAGCGATCCGTGAAAAACATTCGTGATCGTCAGTGTTGTTCCGGAAATGGTTCCAGTGAACTTCGCATCCGCTGTGGTGTCAACATTCGTCTCAAGACGCTCACGGCGCAGAGGCCACATCACCACATAATCAGCTGCGGCAGTTTCTGGGACGCGATTTACCTGACCTTGAAGGACCGGAACGCCTGTTGCGAGAATTTGTGAAGCCACTGTTTGAGACTGACTGATGTTGTAGGTTCCAGTTGTGCCTGTCGCATTTCCGAATGATTGGATAATGGTTCCAGGTAACAATCCCGGACCAGTAACAACATCACCAACAGCCAGAGTGCCATATTGAACCTTTGTGACCGTCAGAACGGTTCCAGATATTTGACCCGTAAAGATCGAATTGCCATTGGGCAACACGTTCATCAAAAAGGAACGCAACACACTGAAGATATTCGAGTTGGTGATGTTTACTGGCAGGTTCATCCAGCAACCGAGTAATAGGAAACATTCACGATGGTGCCGCCTGTCGCATTGATGAGACGGAACGCACTAAGGTTTCCGGTATAGAACAACGGGCTGTCTGTTGTCTTCATCAGCTGACCAACAGAGGCTGTGGGAGCCGTACCATCATCACGCCAACGGGCATTCTGGGCTTCCGCCGTAATCAACGCGCATGTCGCTCCTGCGGGAACAGTCAACGCAGTCGAAACAGTGATTGAGGTCAGCTGCTGATAACCAAGAGCAGCAAATCTTGTTCCACTATCCATGTTCAGCTTCCATTCTGGAGAGTTACGGCCAATTTGCACCAATCAGGCCAAGACTCAATGACCGCAGTGACCAGCCAAACCGTTCCATCCGGGAAGGTGATGATGTCGCCGCCAGTGTTGTTGGCACGAACAAGACCATTGATCCGTCCACGGACGTAAATTGAATTATTCACTCCCTGCAAATTCAAACCATCAAGATGCTTGATGTCATTCGCAGTCAACGCTTGAACCTGCATCGGAACCTGCGGGACGTTGACATAAGTCGGTATCAACGTCCCGTCACCGTTTGGGTTTTGAATGTTTCCGGTGCTTACCTTGATAGAGCCAAGGATATAAGGATTGACTTGACCAATCCCTCCGGAAACAATTCCATGAAGGTCCATTAGTTGGACTGGCTGATCGCAGTGATGGTGGAGGCGCCAGTTTCAGTGGTGCCTGTGCCGGCTGTGCAGGTCACAATCAGCGCAGTGTTGGCAGTAAGGATGCCGCTAAATGACTGACTGGAGTTTGCAGCTGCGTTGGTGAAACGGGCTGCGGCTGCAAACTTTGTAGCAGAGCCTGTCTGACCAATGGTGATTGTCGGCTGCGCTCCGTCACCATTCGCAAAGACGGTGGTGCAATTGAAAGAGATGATCACAGCACGATCAAAAGGCTGCGCAGCAATCAGAGTTGTCACA